GTCTCTTATATCAGTGGTGTTAGCGGTAATTGGAATATCCCGCCCACCAAGATTAACAGTCGGCATAGCCCTTACTTCACCGCCACTGGCCTTGTGTGGCTTCCAGTATTCTTCTTTTGCATTGTCACCGCTAAGTCGTCGCTTGATCTCATCCAAGTGCTTCTGCACTTTTGGAAAATCCCTGCGACCAAGCGCAACCGCAGCATCCCTTCCATGCGCTTGCAATTCGGTATGTACCGGAATCTTTTCATAAGCATCCGCATAACGATCTGCGGCTGCATTGAATTCTTTCTTGAAATCATCAAAAGAGCCTTTGTAGCCCTTCTCCTTAACCTTGTACTCGTAGTTGCTATTGAGAAGCCTTTCCAAAAAATGCGGCTTCAGATCGTAGTTGCGAGACGCTTTTGTCAGCGCAGCTTCCATGCCGTATCCAACGCCGCCACCTAGACGGTCTGTATAAGACAAGCGATGAACAAGGTCACCAATATGCTCAAGGGAATACTGGTATGCCCCGGCACCATGATTGATGTTGGGATTAACCTCTGAATTGAACATGTCTTCCGGGCATGTTCCATCTGGCAATCCAAGACCGACACGCTGCGCGTTGTGCGTCTTTAGCATGTCTTCATCTGAGACTGGATTAGTTACCTCACCGCCGCTGGCCTTGGCAGGCATTCCAATGCTCTTTGCGACCATCATCGCCAGACGGATTGCCTTGCCTGCGTCCATTAGCCCACCTTACCGTTGATCCCAGCCTTCTTCTCAACCCTGCCGACCTGCTTCTCAGCAACAGACGCCCCGGCAGGATGCAACATGATGTCTCGCGCCAACTCCAGAAGCTGTACCTTCTCCCGGCTCTGACGGTCCAGATCCCGGTTCTCGTTTTCCATCTGAACGTCGCTGTGCTTCAACCCAAGCTCCTTGGCACGGGTCTGAGCGTCCATCATTTTGGCCTGCGCCGTGACCTGCTCGACCTCAGTGTCAATCTGCTGGTTCGGACCCGCAGCAACGCCATCCTGCTTGGGCGCAAACGCGCCCTGCTGGATCTTGGCCTGAATCTCAGCAACCTTCGCCTGAGCCTCAGCAACCTTGGCGTCAGCCTCCTTCGTCTCGTTCTGGACCTTCGCCATTGCCTGCTGGAGTTCCGGCGGCGGGGCATTCTGGGCAGACGGGGGGGCCATGAACTGCTGCGGATTGCTCCAGCCAATGGCCTGCAAGGCCGCAGTGTCGATGGCAATCGGGTCGTACATCGACGGATTGGCCTGCTGAAGCTGCTTCAGGGCCATGATCTTCATCACACGCTGACCGTGGGAGGCGGTGTTGGGGTCAGCCTGCGGGACAAGCTCGCAATTGTTCACGGCCTGCATGAACATGTCCTCGTCCCACTTCGTGCGGGACTTGCACTTGCGCTGCCAGAAGCTCTGCGGGTTTTCCTTGAAGCAAGTGACCAGAAGCTTGAACTCTTCTGTCTGGGCGGCGTGCATGCGCTTGTGGACGGCGTTGGTGACCTTTACGGCCTGCTCGATCATCGCAAGCGTAGTGCCCACAGGGGCGTCCGCACGGCCCTCACCGACCTGCTGCTCAGACGTACCGCCAATCCGCATGCCGGTCTGCGCCATGTCGTTCACAAGTTGCATCAGAGCCTGCGAGGGGGGCTGGTACGGCAGGGGCATGATCGCCTGATTGATGGGCATGCCGCCTGTCTTCACCAGAGCGCCTCCTCCCGGAGGCACGCGGAAGATGTTGGTGTTCTGGCGTGCGCCAGTGTCAGCCATCAGGAAGCCGGGGAAGTTGGAGTACATGCCAGCATCCAGCAACTCACGCCAAGCCGCCGTAATGGCGTTGGTGGTGTTGCCAAGGATATGCAGCAGCCCGATGTCGTAGAATCCCAGACCCGGAATGTAGGTGTACTTTACAAACGTCTTACGAGATTCCGGCAGGACCTTATCGTCTTCCTCGTAGTTGCGGACAATCGACAGGACCTCACGGGAGGATACGTCGATGGTCACACGGTACGGAATCTCCAGCCCGGAAATCTTGCCCTTGTACTTATGCTCAAATCCACTGATGTCCAACTCGCAGTAGCACTCGTAGATCTCACGGTCCCGGTCCTCAGGGTTCGAGGATTCGGCCTTGATTCCCTGCTGCGACTTCTCTTCGCGCTGAAGGCTGTCGAGCTTCGGAGAGGCGGCGGTAGCAAGCTCGATGTCACGGTACACGCCCAGAATCTGGAGGCGCTTGACCGTGGACGGACGCAGGTAGGTACGGTGGGTAATGCGCTTGGCATTACTCAAGTCAGTCGCAGCGTTATTTACGATCAGATCATCGGCATCAACCGTCTCTGACACCGGACGGTTACGCAGCGGACAGAAGTAGACCTTCTTGAAGGCCGTACCGCCAAAGCCCAGCATGAGCAGCATGCGATCCGTGTCGGGGTAGTACTCCGTCGCCACGGCAGTCAGGTAATGATTAAGATCGCACTCCAGCGCATTTGCAAGCTGGTCCTCTTTCAGTTCTGCATTATTGTCATCGTTGCGAATCTTCACCGGTCCATCGGTGGGCAACATCTCAGAGCGAGCGTTGGCCTGAAAGCGTAATACGGCTTCCAGCAGCAACGGATGACGCACACGGCTCATTCCTTCAATCGGAGCGCCGTCTGATGCACCGGAGATACCGGGCACCTCAAACTTCAAGCCCAACAGTTTAATACCGTTGGCACGGTCCTCGACCCAGTCCTTACGGCTACCGATGTCATCATCAATACCGCGCAGCAGGTCGCCGGAGATGCGATTCAGTTCGCCATCGTCAATCTGGTCAACCAGATTATCAAACCACTGGACAGGCTCCTGTTCGGCCTCGTCAATGGGCTTCCCATCCAAGCTTACGGTGATGGAACCGTCGCCGTGTTCGATCTTCAGGATATTACCCTTGGTATCGAACTGGGGAACGTCGCCACCCTCTTCGGCCATCTGGATGATCACATCCTGTGACTCAGGTTGATCCGCCTCATCAGGCGCAGGCTGACGGATATTGGGATTCAAACCGGGGGTGAGCGACATAAGCGTTATCCTTCTAGATCTGCATCTCGCAAGTTTTCCATCTCATCAACAAATAGACGGATGCCTTCTTGTGCGGCATTATTATCTGTTTTGCCCTCTAAAGTATAGGTTCTGGTGTGGTCAAAAGGCTCCACGCCCCACACCGTAACCTCCCACAGGTGGCAGGGTTCGTCTTCCAACGGCTCAACCGTGCAGGAGGCAAGAACTGATGCTTTTCTATCCATACTTACCTCACGCCGGGTAAAGCGGCACTGCCTGCTTTCCCGGATATACCTTCAGAGACTCAAGTTCAGCCATTCGTTCAGGCCCACGCACCAGCAAGCCCATCTCGCGCAGGTGCCGCATCGCCATCGACACGGTATCCACCAAGTCATCGTGCTTGCCCTTGGGGAATTGGCCTACCTGCGTCATTACCATGTCGGCCCAAGCCCTGTCAGGGGCGTAAATCATCCCCTCAGCAAACAAATGCTGCACCGAATATAGCCTAGAGAGCTTGTCTTGGCTCTTGGGGTCATGCAATTGCACGGCAAACGTCTCATTTCCATATAAACGACGTATTTCCTGAGCAACAGAGATACCAGAAGCCTTATTTTCAATAATAAGTTTGTCAATTTTCAGAGATTTAGCGGTTTTACCGACTTTCTCGACCAATTCATGCAATTCAAGCCTGTCCTGCCATGCGTGCATGAGCATTACACGCGGTGCAGCCTCAGAATAATCACGGTTGATGTACATCGGACGCCCGTCTGAGTCCATTGTCCGCATGGAAATGGCCTTTGTGTCTGAAGTAAATACACCCCAGACGGTTAATGCAGAGGCATCGTTAATTGTTTTGGTCGTATATGCCGTATCCAGCGAGGCAATGATGTAATCCATCGGCGGAAAGGACTGCTCTTCCCACAACTGCCACCACTCGCGCTTGATAACGCCACCACCGGCAGGCTCAGGACGCTGCTGCAACTGCCCGGCAGCGGCAAAGGGGCCAAGCTGGCGCTCAAGCGTCACAACCTCAGCCTCGCCAAACCGCTCAGGCCAGAGAAGCTCACCCTCCTCCGTCCGGGGGTCAGCCCAGCCAATCACCGTCGTCTTGGCCCGGTCGCGCTCAAACTTCATGGGCAGACACAGGTGCGTCCACTCCCCTACGTCCTTGGACAGGATATGGCCCGTCAGGTCGTCCTCAGCCAGTCTCTGCTGGATAACGATGTACGCGCCCGTCTTGGCGTCGTTCAGGCGGGTGGACATCGTCCCGTCCCACCAATCAATCGTGGAGAGGATCGTCGCCTCAGAGAAAGCCTCATTGGCAGCGTTGGGATCATCCACTACAATGATCGAGCCGCCTTCGCCAGTGACAGCAGCGCCAATCGAAGTAATCAAACGCTCGCCGCCTTGATCGTTGGAAAAGCGGCTTTTAGTATTCTGGTCAGAGTTCAGCTTGAATCTGTGACCCCAGAGCTTCTGATACCAAGGCGACTCAATCAGTCGTCGGCACTTCACACTGTCGCGCAGCGATAGCTGGTTGGCGTAGGAGGCGTGTAGGAACTGCACACCCGGCCCTGACGTAGGACCGCGCTGGCTCTGCGCCCATGTCCACGCAGGCAGGGCCACAGAGGTGATGGAACTCTTGCCCATGCGCGGCGGGATGTTGATGATCAGGCGCTTGATGTCGCCATCAACTACCGCCTGCAAGTGTTCGGCCACAGCCTCAATAGGCCAGCCGTCACGCCAGCCAGACGGGTCGATGTACTTCCACGCATTCCGCAGGAACGTGTACAGGCTGTCCTCACAGTCCGCCCGGTCCAACTCAGCAAGCTGGGCCTCTGGATCAATGATGATCCCACCACCGATGTCGAGGCCCACGACCTTACTCCCCGTCCTGCTCGTCTTCCTCGTCCACGCCCACAGCCTTCCACGAAGAGCGGGCCGTGATCACCTCGCGCAGCGCCTCGCGCTGCTCAGGCGACAACTGGCTCGCATCAATCGTGCTGGTGGCCGTAATCTCCGCCTTGATCGCCGTGCCGTCCGCGCCCGTATGCTCCGTGCGCGTCACCTCACGCCAGCCATTACGCGCCTTGCTCCAGAAGATCGCAGCCGCCACGCAGCCCTTGTGTTCCTTGTCCGTGGCAATCGAGAACAACGTCTCCGTCACCTTCAGGTTGGCGTGCGCCCCACCCAAGTCCAACTCGCCACGGTAATACTTCACCAACTGATTAACGCCAATTTTCAATAGTTTCGCGATGGCCTCCTGCGGCAGCCCCATAGCAGAGGCGCGGCGTACCAGATCGCGGAACTCCTCAGTCGGCTCATGCGGCGGTCTGC